TTATATTGATTATATTATTGAAATGCGTGATAATATAGTAAAAAATGTTTTTAAAAATATTTATAAATCATCTGTAAATGTTCCAGTATCATTTGTAAATATAATTAATAATATTGCTGGTAACCAAGAACAAAATGTTATAATTGATATAACACCTTTAGAAGTATTTAATTTAATTGAAGAAAATTTTGAAAAATTAAATTCAATACATTATGCAAAACCAAATGAACTATTTAAAACATTATATTATTATTATTTGAGTCCAAAAGAATTATTAATGCATAAAAAACTAACAAAAAAATCAATTGAATTATTATTAATAAAAATAAATAAAAGTTATAAAAAAGCAATTGTTAATCCTGGCGAAATGGTTGGAATGATTGCTGCACAAAGTGTAGGTGAACCAACTACACAACTTACACTTAATACCTTTCATTTTGCAGGTGTTGCATCTAAATCAAATGTAACTCGTGGTGTTCCAAGAATTGAAGAAATTTTGAGTTTAAGTGAAAATCCTAAAAATCCTTCATGTACTATTTATTTAAATGAATTAGAAAGATATAATCAAAATAAAGCAGCTGAATTTATTAATAAATTAGAACATACTAAGTTAAAAGATATTGTAGAAGTTTCTGAAATATATTTTGACCCAGATAATTTACAAACTCACATTAGCGATGATGTTGATTTAATAAATGAATATAAAAATCTAGAAGATTTATTAGATGAATGTAAATCAACATATAGTGCAAAAGAAAAATCAAAATGGGTTATAAGATTTACAATGAATAAAATAGAAATGTTAGATAGAAATATAACTATGGAAGATGTACATTTTGCTTTAAATAATAGTTATGATAATATAAGTTGTATTTATAATGATTATAATGATAATAATTTAGTTTTTAGAATTAGAATAACAAATAATTTGCAAGCAAATAAAAAGAAAAATAAAAATGTATTAGAATCATTAGATCAATCTGATGAAATATACGTATTCAAAAATTTACAAGATGAATTACTTAATACATTAGTATTACGTGGAATAAAAAAAATAGACAAAGTAATTTTACGTAAAATTACTGATAATGTTAAAGAAGAAGATATGAAATATATAAAAAAAGAAGAATGGGTATTAGATACAGTTGGAAGTAATTTATTAGATATTTTAAGTTTAGATTTTGTAGATAAAAAAAGATGTACTACAAATAATATTATTGAAATTTTCAATACTTTAGGTATTGAAGCTGCAAGACAAGCTATTTTTGATGAATTTTCAGAAGTAATTGAATTTGATAGTACATATATTAATTATCATCATTTAAGTATTTTATGTGATAGAATGACATATTCTAATAAAATGGTTTCTATTTTTAGACATGGTATTAATAATGATGATATTGGACCAATTGCAAAAGCTTCTTTTGAAGAAACCCCTGAAATGTTTTTAAAAGCAGCTAGACATGGTGAATTAGATAATATGAAAGGAGTATCTTCTAATATTATGTGTGGACAAACAGGATATTATGGAACTAGTAGTTTTAAAATTTTAACAGATATAGAATATTTTAAATCCCTTGAAACTAATAGTAATGATACTGAATCTGATTATAAAAAATATAATTCAATTAATTTATTAAATGATTATATAAATAAAGAATTAAGTGAATACGAAGAAGATTCGTACTGTAGTTTTAATAATATATTAATAGATACAAATGTTGATAATTTAAAAATACAAGATTTAGGTTCATTAGATGATTATAATATTGATATATAAATAATAAATAATAAATAATAATAATTAACAATAATTAATAATTAATAATAAATAATAATAAATAATAATAAATAATATTAATTATTGTTAATTAATATAATGTATAATATTCAATTATACAAAAATGATAATAATTTATTTAAGTTAATTTATATTAAAAATTTAAATAATATGAATAATTTAAATCATAATCAAAAAATAAGACATTTAAATAGAATAAAAGTGTTAAATAGTTTTAAGTATTATGAAGAATTAGTAATTAATATAAATTTTTTATTAACTAATTTATTTATAAAAAGTAAAAAAACTTATAATATAATAATAAAATTTATAAAATTTTTAAAATTTAAAAAAAATATTATTTTTAATAATGAAGATCTATTATGTGATAATATTTTAAATAGTAATTATATTTTTAAGATAAATATTAGTAAATTTATATATCAATTTACTTATAATGATTTTGTAGATATTATTAAAAATTCATTATTTAATTATAGAATAATTGAAAGTTCAGATATTATAGATAATATTATAATAAAACCAGATTACATAAAAAATCCATATACAAATTTAAATTTTAAAAAAAATGTGTTATATAATTTTTATATTTTTTGCATAAATAATAATAAACAAGTTCCTTTATTATTTAAATTATTTTATAAGCAAAATTTTAATTTAAAAGATTTTTTTATAGTACATGAAATATATATTATAAGTAATGCATATAAAATATATATAAAGAATTCAAATTCATCTACAAAATATAAAATTCTATTATCTTTAATAAATACTTTTGTAAATTTTATAAATAAATATATTAAAAATTTTAGTATAAAATATTTATTATCTAATTATAAAATTAAATTTCATAATTTATCTAGTGAAGAAATTGATTATTATGATAACTATTTACATGACTATATGCTTTTAATATATTTTTATAAAAATAAACAATATAAAAACTGTATAAATATAAAATTAAAATTTGTATTTAAATTATTGCATGATACAAATATTAGAGTTATTGATCCTATTTTTAGAAATTTATTATTTTCTAAATTTAATGAACATTATATAATAAATTTTTTATTAACAAATTTAGAAAATATAATATCAAATGAAATATCTATACTTGATAATGATTTATATACTTATAGAATAATATATCAAAATAATGAAAGAATAGAAATAAATGATTCACATGAATCAACTGAAAATAATGAAACATCTGAAACTATAGAAACAATTGAAACTACAGAAACTATAGAAACATTTGAAACTAATGAAGCTAATGAAAACAATATATTAAATAATACTATACTTGAAGATAATTTTAAGTATATAAATTTATATAATAAATATAAATTATTAATTAAAGATTTTTTAACTTATAATAAATCTTTAATTAAAAATTTATATAATAAATATAAATTATTAATTAAAGATTTTTTAACTTATAATAATTTTAACACTATTATAAGTAATAGTAATATAATTTTATTAAAAATATTTATAATTAATATTCAAATATATGTTAATTTATTATTAATTGCTAAGATTATTCTCACAATATTATAAATATTTTAATTAAATTTATATAGTTTTACTTTGTTTTGATGTTTTTTTTGTTAATTTATTAAATGTTTTTATTGAATCTATTAATATATAATCTTTATCACTATTATAATTTTCTATATCTTGTAAAATTATATTTCTATATTCATCAGAAATATCATTATCAATATTTATTAATAAATTATCTTTAGTATGTAATAATTTATGGTATTTAATATTTTCTCTCACATTTATACTGGGTAATTTAATAAAAAAATAAAGATTATTGTTTTTATTTGTATTAGCTATTAAATGTTTTCTTATTTTATCTTTTGATTCTATACTTTCAATATTAACTATATTTTGATTAATAAAAATAATTGGAATATCATATTTTTTTGATATTACATATAAATCTATATATGTTAAATAATAATTTTCATTATTTAATATTAACTCTATTGTTTTATTAATTGATTCTTTTTCTTTTGCAATATTTTTTATTTTTGATTTTAATATAGATATATATGGTCTAACTGGAATTTTATCATAATCAAATCTATTAAGTATAAATGATATACCATACTGATCACTAGTATATATTTCTAATAATTCACTTTTAATTTTATCTATAGTTAAATCATTAAAACTATTGTTTTTCAAAATTACTTGATAATAATATTTAATTAACGTTATTATTAATTGATAAGAACATTTAAGATCGTTAATATTTGAAAATGTATAATATGTTTCAAATAATTCTTTATTAAAATAATTAATTATACTTTTTTGATTAACATTAAAAGGTTTTGATTTTTTAATTATACAAGATTCACTATTATCTTCAAAATTTTCTAAATTAAATATTATTTTTTCTTGTTCTAACTTTTTAATACTATTATCTTGATCTTCTTCTTCTTCTTCATCTTCTTCATCTTCTTTATCTTTTTTATCTTCTTCATCTTCTTCTTTAATTATTTCTCTTTTTTCTGTTAATTCATCTTTTGTACTTTCACTTTTTTTTGAAACTTCACTTTCTTCTTTAATTGCATGTAGTTTTTTAATTGATTCTATTTTTAATTTTGGTATACTAATTTTCATTTTTTCACCAATAGGTTGACCAAATGATTCAACTTTTAAACGTTTTTTTTCAATTTTATAATCTTTTGTATTAATTGGATTTAATAATTCATCATTTATACTATAAAATGTATCAAAATTTGTATAATTTTCAAAATTATTTTTAATACTGATTTTTTCATTTAATAATAAACTATTTATAGAAGATTGTAAAATTATTATTTCATCATCATTTATTTCATATTTTATATTTTCATTATTATAATTTTTATTAATATCATATAAAAATATTTTATCAAAGTTAAATCTAATAAATTCATCTGCTGATTTTAAATAATATATATCTTCATTATTATCTCCAGTTATTAAATTTATAGAAGGAATAGTAATATTTGGTATTTTCTTTGTTTTATCAAATACACAAAATTCATCATCGCAATGACTCATAAAAGCAGAAATTTTTTTTATATTTTGTATAATATCTGTATCAAAATCAGAAAATATTATATTATTTTTTCCAATTATTTTTAATTCATTAATTACTTGACGTAATTTTTCTAAGTATAATAAAGAGTTATTTTTTATAATATTTAATATAGTTTTTTTATTATTTATATAAAGAGGATAAACTAATAGTTTTTTAAGTATATTTTTAAAATTTTTATAAAAAGCATTTTCTAATTTTATACTATTTACTAAACTTGAACGTTCTTTGTCTTCATTATATGTTGTTTGTATTTTAATATCAACATCATTATTTATTAAATAATTTTCATCATTAATAATCTCTAATTCATCATCTATATACATTTCTGGAGGATCTACTATAATTAATTGATCACCATTTGTTAAAATACCAACAATTAATTCTTCTTTTATTATTTTATATTTTGGTTTTATTTTTATTTTTTCTTCACTATCTTGATAAATTTTATATAAAAATAATTTAGTATCTTTATAATTATTATAATTTATTGAATCATCATCTATAAATTTAATATTATATTTTTCATGTATATTAGATGGATAACATGGTATAAAATATTCTCTAATTTCATCATCACTATTTATATCTGTTTTTTTATAAATAAATATTCCAATTGTTTTACTTTCATAATTAACTAATTGATAATTTATATTATAATCTAAATTTAATATAATATTTATTATACTATATAAATCTAAATTATTTTCAAATTCATAATTTACTTGAGTTTTATCAATATTTGCTATACATTTTTTATTTAAATGATCTTTAATAATATTAATAATTCTTTTAAATTCTACTAAATTAAGTTCATTGCTATCAATTTGAAATGAAATTAATGGTATAACTCTATTTTTTTTTGAATCTTTAATTAAATAAATTGGTTCATAATAATCATTATTTTTTAATAAAAGTAAATTATCTTTATTATTATCAATATATTCATTTGAATAATTTTGATGAGGACATAAAACTTTAACATTTTCCGTAATATCTTCATTTGTAATGTCAAATATTAATAAATTTATACCATTTTCAAATAAATCTGGATTAGGCTTACATATAATATCCCATAAATATGTATAATCAATTACATGAGTACTACTTTTCAAATAATTTTTAAAATTATTATATGAAATTATAATTTTTTTATATAAATTTATTTGATTAATATTTTCATTATCAATATATTTGTAAAATTCACTAGTTTTATATTCATCATTAATAGTAAATTCATCTAAAATTTTAGCATTTATATTTTTTGATAAAAAAATGTGTGTTAAATTACCATTATTATATTTAATAAAGTTGTCAATAGTTAAACTATTTATAATTATTTTTTTAAAATCTTTAATACTATATGTAGTTTTTAATTTTTTATATTTACAATAAGCATCTGAAACACATGCAATAAAAGATTGTATATTACTTGATTCTACTCCATATCGTAATAAACAGCTATAATTATCTTTTAACATCGATTCTCCTGGTATTTTACAATTATTACTATTGAATTGTAAAAATCTACTAATAATTATAGGTAAATCACCTACTTTATCTTTTGATAAAATATTTTTATCATGTTTTGAGATATAAATTTTTTTTAAATTATTTTGAATATTTTTATTAGATTCAACATCATCATCACTATCATCAGATGAACTATTTTCTTTATTAGGATCACTAATATCTTGTTGTTTAAGTTTAATTTTTTTGTATTTATGTAAACATTCATTTTTTCTTTTTTCAATTTCACTGTCTTCTTTTTTTGATTTCTTATAACAACAAGGTAAACAAAAATCTTTTAATTCTTTTGTTTCAATTGAATTTGCTAAAAATTTTGGCTCAAATTCTATAGTTGATTTTACTTCTGGTAATCTTTCTAATATATTTCCAGATTTATTTTTTTCTCTATTAAAAATAGTACCAAAATTACCACTATTAGCTTGGTCTTTTGTTAAAGGTATGTTATTTTTCATATCCCAAAATTTTGGACACATATAATAATAATTTTTGTCTTCATCTACACTATATTTTAACAAACTTTTTTTGTCATATGAATTTGGATTATTTAATTCTATATTTTGTAATTCTTCTTCTGTTAAAATAACAGGTTGATGAGCAGATTGACATAATCTAGAATATTTTACAAATTGTCCATCTGTTTTTGAAACATCTACACTTTTTTTTGTCTTATAATTTATTTCTTTATTCTTAAATAATTGAGGTTGATATTTTTCTAATCTCAATTTATAATAACTATTATCAAAATTATTTGTAACAGAAGAATCTTCAATATCTTTATAAGAAACTTCTTTTTTTAATTTTTTAGATTTTATTTCACTTTTATCAATTTGACTTTCTTGAAATTTACTTTCTTCACGTTCACTTTCTTGATCTTCAGTTTTTTCGTATACATTTTCTTGTGCTTCATTTTCTTCTCTTAAATCACTTAAATTTATATCATCATCTAAAATAACTTCATCTTTCAATAAATCACTGCTCTTGTCACTTTTTTCACTATAATCTTCAACTTCATTTTCAAGTACATCTTCATCTTCATCTTCATCTTCATTTTCATCTTTATTATCTAATAAAATATCTAATAAATTATCTTCATCTTCGCTATCATTTAATGATAATAAATCAGAAATATTATCATATTCTTCTATTTCTTCAATATTAAGATCTTTATTATATATTTTTTTATTGTCTATTTTCTTTATATCATTACTATCTTCATCTTTATAGAAAAAATCATCATTGCTAGTTTTTTTTCTACCTCTAGAAGAATTACAAATAGATAAATCTATTTTACTATCTATAAATTTTTCTGTATTATTATTTAAAATTTTTAGTAAACCATCAAAAAATAAATTTATATATGCTATATAATTTATATTGTTAATACTATTAATATTAACATTAATATTATTATTATTAATTTCTATTTTTGTTTTAAATCCAGTATTATTTTTAATTTTTAATTGTGAATTATTATTTAAATTTTTAGAAAAATTTAAATTATTTAATGTATCCTCAAATAATTTTTTGCATTCATCTTCTGTTTTTATACCAAAATTTTCTTTTAATAATTCAATAATTTTTATAGGCTTTACACTTAATTTAATATTTTCAATTATAAAATCATTTATTTCATTACTATCATCATAATATGACACTCTTTTGTATTTATAAAATTTAATATAATTAGTATTTTTACTATTTTCTGTATTAAATAAATAAGTTAAACATTTTTTTATTTTATTAATATCACTACAATTATTAACTAATTTGTAATAAATATTATAGTTTATATTTAAAATTTCAATATTTGTAGAGTCAAAAGTTATAAATTTTGTTATATCATAATTATTTAATTCTTCTATTTTCATCAAAATATTATCATTTAAATAGTAATTTATTATTTCTTCAAGCTCTTGTTTATTTGACTGACTTTTAAAGTTTATATTAATGTTAATAATACCTGAACTATTAATTTCTATTAAAAAATCTTTTATTTTTTTAAACTTACTATTATTATCTATTATTGCCATGCTTAGTGTATTTATTTTTCCAATATTTTTTGCATAATTTGCAATATTTTCTTTTTTTAATAATGGTATTTTTTTATTATTTTTAGAAATTTTATTACAATAAAGCCTATACATATTTTCTATTTTTTTACCTGGATTAAATTTAATAAATGGAATATTAATAGTACTATTAAATAATTTAAATAATGTTTCAATAGATAAATTTAAATTAATATTTGAATACATATTAAAATTTATACCATAAATACCATTTAGTTTTGTATCAAATGATTCAGAATTATAATAAATATTATACATAATATCTATAAATTTATGTTTATTAATGAAATTTTCATTATTAATAAATTCTTTTGATTTTTTTATTAATTCTTTTTTTTTTGATAAAAAAATATCATAACTATTTATATCTTTATTACTAATTAATGGAAAATATACTTTAATTGCATTTTCCAAATCATCATATAATATTTTTCTATTATAATTTATAACATCTTCAAATAATGAAATATAAAGATTATTATCTAATAAATTACTTTCAAATAAAATATTATTATTATTGATTTCTATAGAATTTGATGTTTGTGTTTTTAATATTGAATTATATTTTTTAACATTATATGGGTTTGTTGTATAATTAATATTATATAAATTATTTATTAAATGTCCTAATGGTATTTGCATATTCAATTCTTCAATATTCAAACTATTAAAATCATCAAATTCATAATTTTCTTTATTTTTAAATAATGGAATTAAAAACTCTTTTTCATTTATATTATTAAGATAGTCTAATATTATTTCTCTTTTTAATACAATTTTTCCATGATTTGATAAATTATTATAAATCTCCAATGGATTATATATTTTATTAATTAAACCAAACATATATATTTCTTCGTAACATATTTCATTTTTAGAATTTATAAAGTTATAATTTTTTAAAAATTTTAATTTAATAGTCTCTATTGTATCATCATTATATATGTTTTCATCTAGAAAAAAAATTTTTAAATTATATTTTTTTAAATATATTTTATCTAAATCGCTAAAATCATCTTTAAAATATTTTTCTATATAACCAGATTTTAAAAAATTTTCTGAATTATTACAAACACTATTTAAAATGTCTATTGATTCTAAGTCTTTATTTTGATAATATTTATTTTTTATAAATAAATACATATGAGTTAATATATTTTCATTATTTTCATAATCATAATTATTAATAAAAATTTTAAATATATTTGACATCTATATAAATACAATTATATATTTTTATATAAATATGAACATTAATATTATTGTAGCACATTGTAAAAATAATGGAATTGGTTTTGAAAATAAAATGCCTTGGCATATAAAAAGTGATTTAAAAAAATTTAAAAAATTAACTACAGGAAGAGGTAATAATGCAATTATAATGGGTAGAAATACTTTTGAAAGTATTAATAAACCATTAATTGGACGAGATAATTTAATACTATCATCAACGCTAAATATAAATGAAAAAATAAATACTGAAGAAAAAACAGATAATAATAATATTGTAAAATCTTTTCATAATTTAACTTTATTAGAAGATTTTTTAAAATTTAAAAACTATGATGAAATATGGGTTATTGGTGGAATGAAAATATATGAATTATTCTTAAGCCAAGATATAACTTATAATCTTCAAGTCCAAAATATTTATGAAACATATATTGATAAAGAATTTAATTGTGATACATTTTTTCCAAAAATCAATACAGAAAAATTTAAATTTATGAGTCAAGAAATACAGAAAAAAAATATTAATTTAGATAATAATAATTTGGATAATAATTTTAATGTATTTGATAGGGTGTATAAGCGGGGAGATTGCCCCGTACGCGATTAGAAAAGAAAAAAAATTTTATAATCACGTAAGAAGCCTTTGTGTGGGACATGACTCCACTCTTCTAGTGATCATAATATGGATTGTCAGTAATTGTCATACCACAATATTGAGTATGAGTATTTTTATAATCTACTGGTTGATAAATTCCTATTTCTTTTGATTCAGTTATTAAAAATTTAAAATTATCCCAAAACTCATCTGTATGA